CACGTTTCTACATCTGTACTATGACAGGTATTGCAAGCTGATTTTTTATCTATCTGTGTTATTCTTCCTATGTGCCCACAGTTATTGCACTGTGCTATTACATTCTTTTTTATTCTTTTTGTTAATTCTCTTTTTACCCGATTAATACCTCTCCACGTGAGATAATAAAGAGGGTCACCTATTTCAGTATTACAACGTGGAAGTGCGAGGATAACACCAATCCAAAATTCTGCTTTTACTTCGTCTGGTTCTAATAGCCGATTGAGATGCAGATATTTGCCCAATACACGCATATATCTGTCTTGTCTAAGGAGAACTACAAGCTCATTTTTTGCCTGTTCATTACCAGCTTTTGCGCTATTGATTACTTCCTTTATTTTATCGTCCACTGACATCTTTTTTCTCTTTACGTCTTTCCTGTCTGCGCTTTTTTGTATATTTTAACTGACATTCTTTACATCTTTTTACTTGAAACTTGTCCTGTATTGCTATGTTCCTCATAGCACCGCAATCTATACACTTTATATATATTCTTTTTCCTTCTTTTTCTTTTATTTCTTTTTCCTTTATTTTTTTCTCTACTGGCTCTTTCAGCTTTTTCACCTGTTTGATTCTGTACTCCTGACCATCCTTCACTACCTTGTAGCATACTCTTCCCTTGTTATCAGCAAACCAGTTATTTCCCATCGCTACAACATCATCGAGTATTTCCACTCTATCAGTGAGTATGCCGCATTTTTTTACTTCGCTTAATGAGATTAATCCGTTCATCTTTTTACTCCTTTCGGCTTTGCCTTCGTCTTTCGTATCTTTCGTCACATCTTTCGTGTCAAATACTTCATTTCGAAATACCCTTATCCGCCCCGTTTCCGCAGAGCGGATTTCGGCGCATTTCAGCGCCTCATCAGAGAGCTTTTACTTTTTCTTTGGCTGTACTTTTGGCTGTATCTTCACAACTTGAATCTGTGCCTGATACCTGTTACCCTGTTCATCTACCAGTTTCGTCTGTCCCCAGAAGCCAGTTTTCCCAGATACGAAGGTCTTTTGTTCTAAGCTAAGGGTATTCTGCCCTAAACCTTCTCCTTGAAGGGTAGCTGTTATCATTTTTCTCACCTCCTTTCCTTATTATTTTTGATTTCTTTATTTCTTTTTCTTTATTACTCTCCTAAGCTTGAGTATTTCGGCTTGGAGCGCGTACATCTTCTCCTTTCGAGCCAATCTCCGTTGTCTTGAGCGATGTCTTTTTTGGCACGCTTTACATCTTTTCACCTGAAAGGCGTCCTGTGTTGCTACCTCTCGGACCGTACCGCAATCGACGCAAGTTATATTTGTGCGCGTCTTCTTGGGTACTTTTGAGATTGGCTGGCACTCCTCTTTTACTGCTATTGAGGTTTGTACTGCCATTTTAATCACCTCCTCTCTTTGTTTTTAGTTTTTTTGTTTCTATTTTTGGACCTCCTAATCATTTTCTTTTAAGTTTTGTGTGGTAATCCTTTTGTGCACTCTTTTATTTTGTGCACTCTTTTGTTTTGTGCATATTTTTATTTTGTACAAACGATGTTTTGTGCCGCGCTCTTGTGCCCACTACCAGTATACCACACGAAACGGTCATTTGCAAGTACAGCCACCTGTATGGTGTAGGGTGTACACACTACGACGGATGGTATTTCTGGACACAGAATACAACAGGTAGTGGTTAAGGTAGATGTGCGTATACTACCAACTGTATAGTACAAAAGATGGTGCACCTTGCATATAGGGTACACCCCCCCAAGATACCCCTATACTTTGCACAAATTAAAAAATTACTTTCCGCGCCCTATTATATATATACAATTATTTTACTAAGATAAATTTATTATAATTTCGTAAATATGTACTTTTAAGTAAAGGAGATGTATAAATGAAAAAAGAATTAACACCTAACGAAAGAAAAGAATTAAAAAAAATAATAACAGGAAAATTAGATATAAATAGCACAAAAGCACAAAAATTATTAGATAGACCACAAATTGCAATAACATTCGAAGCACTATTAGATAGAGTAGGTCTGACAGACGAAAAATTATCATATAGACTATTAAATATAATAAATAGGAAACAAACAAAAGGCAGAACATCCACAGGATCGCCCACCACAAATATCACATCAGTAGATTCAAATGTAATCAATACAGTAAGATTAATATGGCAAGCAAAGGGAAAATTTGTAGATAAACACGAAGTAGGTACTCCTGGCGCATTTCAGGAAATGAATAATGAACAGTTGGATCAATTTATCAAACAGGGAATAAATTATTTTAATTTAGGTGGGAAAAATGTTATCACAGACAGAAATTGATATAGAACAAGCTAAAATAATACTTGCATCTGCTATTGAAGAGAAAAAAAGAAGGATGAAAGAAAATGGAATATCCTATTATAGACCACAAAGGATTGAAGATGGATATAATGATCAAGAAGGTTTTCATAAATCTACAAAGCGTATAAGAGCTTGTTTTGGAGGAAATAGATCTGGAAAAACAGTACCTGGTGCATGTGAAAGTGTATGGTATGCTACTGGTACACATCCTTATAAAAATATACCAACCCCAAATTTTGGAAGGGTATGCTGTACTGATTTTACTAATGGGATAGAAAAAGTAATATTACCAGAAATAAAAAAATGGATGCCAAAAAATATGATAGCACATTATTCTGTAGAATCACGCACTATGACATTAAAAAATGAATCTACGATAGAATTTATGTCATATGATCAGGATGTAGAAAAATTTGAATCTGCCAGTAGGCACTGGATTTGGTTTGATGAAGAGCCGCCAGAGAATATATTTAAGGCATGTAGAATGCGCATAATAGATACTAAGGGAGATATATGGTTTACTCTAACACCATTAAAAGGAATGTCATGGATATATTCACAAATATATGAGCAGGCAAATATAGATCCTAATATTGCTGTATGGATATTTGATACATTAAAAAATCCATATATAGATGAAGAAGAAGTAGAACAGATAAAAAGAGGTTTATCAGATGAAGAAATAGAGGCAAGGATAGGTGGTAAGTTTGTGCAGATGTCTGGTCTTATATATAAAGAATATAATCAAGATATACATAATATAGATAGATTTACTATTCCAGAGCATTGGCCTAAAATATGTGCAATTGATCCCCATCCTAGATTACCTACTATAATATTATATATGACTGTAGTGCCATTACAATTTTTGGTACAGGAAGCTACGAAGCATAATATAAAATTACCAGAAATACAATATGGAGATGTATATATAATATATGATGAAATATATCCATCTGATCCTCTATTAATAAATGAAACTGCAGAGTTAATGCGCGCGCATGAAAAGGGTGAATATATATCATATCGTTTGATTGATAATTCTGCGCAGACTCCAGATCCAATTATAGGTACTACTATTAGGCAGGAATTTGAAAAATATGGGATAAGAACATTATTACCTGATAAAGATATAGCTAATCGTATATTAAGAATAAGGGAAAGATTAAAGACTAATTCACTTTTATTTTTTAAGGATTTAATAAATACATTGTGGGAGATTAGGCATTATGCGTGGGATGATTATAAAATAGGAAAAGATTATAAAGATCCGAAGGAAAAACCAAGAAAGAAAAGAGATCATGCTATGGATTGTTTAGGTTATATGGTTGTATCTAATCCACAATATAATCCACCTAGAGTATATAGACCAGAACGTAAAACAATAAACAAAATGACAGGGTATTAATGATATTAATAATTTGTATTTTTCTTCTTGGTGGTTTTATTTGGTTTTGGTGGTATAGTGAAACACATTGTACTTGTGGACATAAATATTGAGGTAAAGAGATGATAAGAAAAACTGGTGGTAGTTTTACGATATATTCGCATAAAGGAAAAAAACTTAGTAGAACGTATAAGTCTAAGAAAGCAGCTGTAAAACGTCTAAGACAAATAGAATATTTTAAACATCATGGCTAATACATTATTAAGTGCAGTGATAAATGATTCTAAAAGGGTAAATCCAAATTCATCAAAAGATAATCCTACATTATTAGAGGAAGCAAAATATGCTGATGATATGTATATTAGAAATGTTTTAGTTGGTGAGGCAGTTGGTGAAGGAAAAGAAGGTATGAAAGCAGTTTTTCATGTAATGCGTAATCAATCTACATTCTTTAATAAGAATCTGGAACACATAATTAATACTAAATATGCTGCTGCTAAAAGGAAAGATTTAGTTGATTTTGTTTCTAAACAACCTAAAAATCTTGTAAATAGTGCTGGAGAAATAATCAAGAATCCTGGAGATGATATAACTGGTGGTGCACTTCATTTTGAGAATCTAGAGGAATATGGTATGCCAAAATATGCTAAAGAAGAAGGTGGTATTATACCATTGGCAAAGATTGGTAATCATACCTTTTTTGTTACTCTTAGAGAATATAAAATATTAAGTAAAAATAAAAAATTGCCGATTGGTTTAGAAAATAAATTAATAAAGGAGTAATATGCCAAATTTAGATATGACAGGTCCAATAGGTGCTGGCCCAATGACAGGAATGGGGATGGGAGTTGGTAATGTTGATGCGCAAGTTAATGAACCTGTACCTGTACCGCAAGAACAGGAAACTGCAGAAGAGGTTAGAGTAGAAGATACAAGGGAAAATGAAACAGTACAATATAAATTAACTGATGAACAGAAAAAGGAAGTAGTTGCACATGTAAAGAAATTAATAGATGATTGTGAAGCGGCACGATCTGGTTGGAAGGATATTAGAATTGAATGTTTAAAATTGAATGATGGCGTTAGAGAACCCAAATCTGATCCTTGGGACAATTGTTCTAATATATCTGTAATGGCCGCGCCCACACATGCTAGATTAATGCACTCAAAATTGATGCCATCTGTATGGAATGAAAATCTTATATATTGGCAGCCAGTTAGTAATGATGATATTATGAATGTTGAAAATGTAAGAAAATTTATGAATTGGATTATTCGTAGAGAATTAAAATTAGCTGATCTTGTTGATGATATAGTAAATGATTTAATTATTAATGGTACAGTAGCTTTGAAAGTGAGATTTGATACTGAATATAGATATGTTAGGGATAAAGATAATCCTGGTAAATATAAAGAAATTTCACATAAAAAAGCAGTGATTGATAATGTACCTATAGATGATGTATTTTTACCATATTTATGGAAAGGAGTTGATGAATCTGAATTTATAGCACAAAATATATGGTTGCGTTTACCAGAAATAAAAGCATTGCGCAATGATGGAAAATTAAATATTACAGAGGCAGATTTAGATAAATTAGAAGGTAAAATAGATGAATTATCTGGTAAGGGTGAAGGTATAGATAAAACAAAAGCAGATATAGAAGGTACGCAGGAATCATATTCATTTAAAGTATCATATCCTATCAGATTAATAGAATGTTATTTGAAATGGTATATTGATGGTAAAATGGTTGAATCGGTGTTTATGATAGATTATAATAATGATATATATATGTCTGGAAAGCCATTAACTGCTGTATCACCCATTGGTCGTAGACCTTGGGTAATCGGTCAATTTATTAGACGTACTAATAGACCATATGGTATAAGTCTTATAGAAGCAATACGTGGTCTTGCGCATGAATTAGATGCTATACATAATCAAAGGATAGATGCTGGGTCTATTTCTATTGCTCCTTGGGGTGTATATCGTTCTGCTAGTTCATTCAGACCACAAAAAGTACAAATAAGTCCAGGAGCTATGATTCCTGTTGATGACATTAATGATGTTAAGATAGTACAATTTCAGGGTAATTTTGTTAATTCATTTCAAGAGGAAAGAATAATTATAGAATATATAGAAAAATTAACTACTACATCTGCATATCAGATGGGAAGAGAAAGTGATATAGTAAAATCTAGAGCAACTGCTACTGGTACTATGGCAATCATTCAGCAGGGAGAGCAGGCATACACATTATTGGGTTTACGCTGTCAAAGAATTATATCTAAAATGCTAACTAAAATACTACAGGCATATCAATGTTTTATGCCAAGTGGACTTGCTGATAGAATAGTTGGTGATGATGCTGGTAAATTATTATTTCCAGATGGTCTTACGCCAGAAGAAATTGATGGTGGATATGATTGTTATATGGCACTAGATTCTACTGCTGGTAATCTTGCAATGGAAAGACAAACTAATCAAGTGATGTTGCAGATGGCTCCTACATTTCTTGCATTAGCGCAAGATCCGAGAGGATATGAAATAGCTAGAGAATTTATTATTAGTCTTGGTAAATTAGATGTAGAAAAATATATAGGAAAAAAGCCGATGGGTGCTCCAAAGACGATGGCTGGTGGGCCAGTTGGTCCTGGACTTAATATGGCACAACCTATGGCAGGAGTTAGTAATGTATAATAGTAGATTTATTGATCAGGTTATTGCATTTTTAAATAGTGTTGTTTGGGAATTATTAAAACAAAGATATACACAATATGTCAAAAGATTAGATGAATCTAGGACAGCTATGATACGTGCACGCAAATGGGATAGTGTTTCCTATATACAGGGTAAAATAGATGGTGTTGATGAACTTATTAAGATAACCGAGCATCTTGGTAAGGAATTGTCTGATAGCCAGCTCGCTGTTGATGCTGCTCTGGGCATCATAAAAAACAATCCAGAGTAGGAGGGGAAAATGGGTACTGAAAATACTGAAACCACCCAGCAAACTGGGCAAGGTGCTGCTGATGTTGCTCAGGCATCATCTGAAAATACTGAGCAAACTTCTACACAACAGACTATGACTGATACTGGCACAAGTACACAGCAAGTTACACATCCAGTGTCTGTGCAAGAACGTATTGATCGTATGTATGCACGTCTGCAATCTGAAAGAGCTGCTAGAATTAAGGCAGAGAATGAACGCGATGCTGTGAAAATAATACAGCGCCAAGATGTGCAGACTGATGAAACAACTGAAGTAGAAGAAAAAACTGGATTAACTGAACAGGAAGTAGAGAAGATTATTCAGAAAAAGGAGCAGGAAAAAGAAAAGAATGTTGCCTTTGAAAAATCTGAGAGGAGAGTATTAGAAAGACATTCAGATGCGCTTAATCAAGATGGTTCATTTAATATGGATGATCCATTTGTAAAAGCGTATATTGAGATTGGTAGAAAAAATCCAAATCTTATCTACATGGAAAATGGTCCAGAATTGGCAGAAGCAATGGCTGAGAAATTATTAGGTACTGAATATAACAAAGGTAGAAGAGATGAAGCTAATACTACTACTGCTACTACTAATAGTTTTACTGCTACATCAACTGTTGCTAATCCGCCAGTAAATCAGGAAATGAAATTAAGTGCTGAAGAGAAAAAAATAGCAAATAAAATGGGACTAAGTGATAAAGATTATATTAAGTACGTTGGTAACAAAACGGACAAAGGTAATGCTATATCTACTGTAGATTGGACTCCTAAGAAAAAAGGAGGTAGTATATAATGGTATTAATATCGCATATTCCGATTACAAAGCATATTAATCCAGGTGCATATCGTGGCCCATTGAATTGTCCATTTTGTAATGCCAATAGTACAGAAAAATCAGAATGGAAATATATAAATAAAGTAAATGAATTTAGGATTAGGTATCGATGCATGAAGTGTAAACGCACTATTCTATACGATATCACAAATAATCCTGCGATGATGCAAAGGTTGTATGGTAAACAATAACTTATTTATTGGGTAATTCCCGATAAATAAAAGTCTAGGTAACCCTAGAAAGGAGATACAAATGAGATGGACATATGATTTAACAGGCGCAGAACCCATTATAAGAGATTTACCAGTATATGATGCTACTAGTTTGTATAATGGTGAACTTTTGATGTTGGGTACAACTGATCCAGATAGCAATGCTGATCAGGGTATTTCGTTAATTACTGCATATGTTTCTGACAGTGCTACAGAAGCAATTGATGTTGCTGGTATTCTTACTGAAAAAACTTATGAATCAACTGCACCTAGTAGAATATATGCTACTGATACTTCTGGTGTGTATTATGGAAAAGTTATTATAAACCCATTTGCTGTATATCGTGCTGAATATTTGCAAGATACTAGTAATGATGTGGCCATAACATCTACCTCTTCTACTACTTTGACAGTTAGTTCTCTTGAAGATGATTTAGATGGTGGTTGGGTTTTCTTTCCATTAACTTCTACGGGTGTTAAAAATTCATTAAGATTTATTACTACATCTGCTTCTGGTAGCTGTGTAATGGATTCTGCATTGACCGCTTCTGGCACTTCAGCTGATACTATAATAAAGATATTGCCGCAACATCACCAACTTGTTGCTCTTGATACTGGCGCTGTTGGTTTAAGTTCTGTCGATGCAAAAGCTGGTAGTACTACTGCTATAATAATTTTGGAGAATTATTTGCAGTCATTTTCGCATACTATGCAACCACTTAGGAGGATAACACACGCTGGCTTGAATAACCTTACTAATGCAAAGTTTTATGCGGATATTCTTTGTACTGATCATTTGTTTAATGTATCGTAAATGGGAGGTGATTTAGATGGGCGTTGCTGTTAGTGAAAATTTTCCTGATCTGTTGGAACCAGGATTACGTAAGATATTTACAGATCAGTATAACCAAGTGCCAGAAATGGGGCCAGCATTCTTTAACATGATGACTACTACTAAGCCATATGAAAAAGATTCTAGTGTTGGTTCTTTCGGTGATCCACAGCCATTTACTGGTACAGTCCCATATGATGATGTTTATCAGGGACATGATGTAAGGTATGAGTTTGCCGAACTTGTACATGGTTTTAAGATTGAGAGAAAACTGTATGATGATGATATGTACGGTGTTATTAATAGGAAACCAGCTGGTCTAGCTATTGCCATGAAGAGAGCAAAAGAAAAATATAGAGCTTCTATATTTAATGATGCTGAAAGTGGTAGTGGCTCTATATCTGTTGGTGGGGTTACTATCCTTAATAACACTGAAGGTTTAGCATTGGCTTCTACTGCGCATACATCTACTGCTGTATCAACTACGCAATCTAATAGGGGTACTACTGCTTTATCACCCAGTGCTGTTGAAGCTACACGTATTGCAGCCGCTGGATGGAAAGATGATAGGGATAATATAATATCTGTTAATTTAGATACTATAGTTGTTCCTAGAGCCTTAGAGGAAACTGCGTGGGTAATTATTAATACAAAAGGTAAGGTTGATTCTGCTGATAATAATGCTAATTTCCTTTATGGAAAGTACAAACTTGCTGTGTGGGATTATCTTAATTCTACTACATCTTGGATGATGCTTGACCAAACACTCGCAAAAATGTTTCTAAGCTGGTATACGCGTATAGCATTAGAATTTAACCAGGATAAGTCCTTCGATACTTATATTGGTAAATATAGTGCATATGAGAGATATGGATGGGGTTGGTCTGACTGGAGATGGTTCTATAAGCACGTTGTATAGTAAAACAGTTCTATACTGATAGGTGGGAGGGTATGCTCTCCCTCCCATTTATTGCCGAGAGGTGGTATAGAGGAAGGAGTTTAAAATGAGCGTACATTTTGGTGGTACAGTTTATGCAAGCGGTATTCCACTAGGACCAGTTAGTGCTGGTGGAAGGATGATCTGGGGAAATATTTATTTTGTTGATGGTGATAGCGGTAGTGATAGTAATAGTGGTACTGATAGGAATGCTCCTTTATTAACTATTAATGCTGCTTATAACAAGTGTACTGATGGCCATGATGATTATATCTTTGTAAGAGGAAGATTAGATGAAGCTCTTATTATTACAAAGAGTAAACTTCATATTATTGGTTGCAGTTATGGTCCTGCGATGCAGGGTATGGCGCGCTGGAATAATGCTTCAACTGGTGCAGTTTCACACACTTGTCAAATAAAGGCATCGGATGTTGAGATAGCAGGATTAAGAATAGGTGGTGGTTCTGGTGGAGCTATTAGTGAAAGTTATTCTCCGATATATATAGGTGGAGAAAATATTACTTCAGCTCATCGTTGCTGGATACACCATTGCAATGTTGGTGATTATGACCAAGATCATTCATCTGCTTTAATTGGCTATGGTATAGCTATAGATGGTTCATATCAGAATGTAATAGAACATAATTATGTTACTTATTGTGATTCTGGTATAGCTATTATAGTTAATTCTTCTGGTGCAACTCTTAGTTCTAATCATAATATTATTCAACATAATATGGTGGTAAATTGTGATAATGGCATTTATGTAAGAGAAGGAGCATATGGTCAGGTTTATCATAATTATGTGGATAAAGGTGATGCGCAGAATGATGATTATGGTATCTGGGTAAATGGTACAAGAGCGACTGTGGTTGAGAACTGGATCACTGGTGGTTATACTAAACCTTGGGGTGATGCATCTAGTATTGGTCATAATAATTATGAAGATACTACATCTGCGGCTATAGTACTTGCACAATCAGAGGCTTAATAGGAGGTAATAATGGCTAAAGAGAAGAAAAAAGAGAATGTAAAAAAGAAAGAAGTACCTCCTAAAAAGTCAGAATATCGAGTGGCAACAGCAAAAGAATTAGGGGAGGTATAAAAATAAGTGAGAGGGGTGATTAATTTCACCTCTCTTGCTTTATAAGGAGTTTATATGAAGATAACACAATTTGCCAAATTAGTTTGTAAAAAGGAGAAGGGTAAGAAGCAGATAGATATAGCACAAGTTATGGAAATATTGAAAGTTGTAAATGAATTGCTTGATGATTGTCTATATACATTAATTGAATGGAAATAATGGCAGAAATAATTACTAAAGCACCAGGAGTATCATTTAGAAATGTACACCCAACAAAAACTGCAGGTAGGGTATTATATGGTGTTTGTGGAGATTTTATAAGATGTAAACAATGTGGTTTTATTTTTGATAAAAGTAAACATTCTCGTGGTAGTGGATATGGTAATATAATATATGTAGATATAACTACTATTGCTGGTAATACTGCTAATGTATCTAATCCTATAGTTACTTGTGGGTGTCCATTTTGTGGTGCATCTGAATATGAATAAGGGATCTAGAAGTAGAGTAATTAGTAAAATAAATTATGATGAAAATTTTGATAAGATAGATTTTGGTCATAATTCATTGAAATCAATTCCTGATGTTTCTATTCTTATAGATGGGAAGCGTACTGAAGTAAATTCAAATATAAAAAATAAATTATATAGGAGGGCGAAGCATTTAAAAGAAACAATTAAGGGTGGATTATGTACTAAAAGTGAATGTTGGAAGCCAAATGAAACTAATGTTAGAAAAATGCTTAATACTGAATTTAAATTACAAGGACATGTTGAAGCATTTACTAAAGCAATGCAAGTGATAGGTGCTGATCCAAAAGATTTTGATGTAGAAAGAATGAGGAGGGGAAGATGAATATCCGTGATATATTTGAAGGTAGGCATTGTCCAGAATCTCATAATAATTGTAAATTGGAACAATGTGTTTTTTGGGATACTGAAGTTGGATGTTTGAAAGTGTGTGAAGCAAAATATTTTAAGTATATAACTACAGAGGAGGTAATTAATGGCTAATAATGTAAATACTAACCCTATCTATATTGATACATTTACTAGTGATGTTACTATATTCTCTAATCCTGTATCAATAACTGCTATCTATTTTGAAACTGATACTAATACAGATATATTAGTGTTAGAAGATTTGAGTGGTAATGTTGTATATAGATTACCTATAACTGCTAATACTATTGATGCTGGGACTAACTATAATCAACCTACTGGCAAATGGGTAATCTTTCCCAAAGAAAGTCCATTAATAGCTAATAGTCTAGTTATGATTGCTAGTAATGGCAATTATGATGGCACTTGTTATGCTATTATAAAAATATGATCCCAATATATAAAATACCAATTAATGGAAATACTGTTAGTGGTACATTTTCTATAAATACACTAAAAGTATCTGGTGGTATATTAGAATATATATATATTAAAGCAACTACTAATGATACATCATTTCATGTTAAAGTAGTAGATGATGCTAATAATATTATATATGAAACATCTACTAAACCAGTGGGATTTTTGCGTGATAGGCCAATGATACCTATTATAGGAATACATACGATTACTATATATGGTGCTAAAAGAGATGAATTATTTACTGGGTGTGTGGCAATAAGGGAAGGTAAATAAAATGTTTAATGATAAATTAATAAAGAAATATTATGATGATAATACAGATATGCATGCAGAGATTGATGAGAAATTAATTAATTTAAATAATAAAATTGTTGATGTACTTAAAAAAATACAACTTGATATATCTGATGTGCGCAAGGATATGAAGTTATATATAGATGAATGTTTTCTTAAATTAAAAAGCGATATGAAAGATGAATATTATATAATATTAAATAAATTGATAGAATTTAATAAGAATTTATTTATGACTAATACACAAAAGTCTTCATTAATAGATGAATTAGAGGATATGATATTGCGTAGCAAATGGGATAAAGAGGAAAAAATATTAGGTGATAAAATAATAAATAAAGGACAAGAAATAATAAAAAAGCGCAATGAATTAAACGATAAAATGATGCAAGATGAAAGGCAGGGAAAGGATATTAAAGATTTGAAATTAATAATAAGTATATATGATGATATAATAAGGAGTGTACAATGAAAATAATATGTATATTATTAATTATTATTATATTTGTATTCCCACTATATGCACAACAAGATGTTAGAATAATCTCTGATCCACCGCAAAAACTTTTATATGATAATGATATATCTACTAATAGCATAGAATATTTTGGATGGGCTGAACCTGATGCTGCAACTTCTGATGCAATATGGAAGATTATGCGGATTACCTATGCGACTGCGGATGCCTCTGATGATTTTACGATAGAGTTTGCGGATGGGGATGCTTTATATGATAATCAATGGTCAAATCGCGCCAATTTAACCTACAAATGAAAAAACTCATAATTATACTAATCCTATTGTCCCTTGCTGTACCAACCTACGCCGCTTGGAAGTACAACGCCACGACTGGCAAGCTCGATTATTACAGGGAGGATGCTGATGTCGACGGCACAGGCACCGCTGGCTACGTCCCCAAATGGTCAGACTCCGACACCCTGACAGACTCGGTTATGTATGATAACGGGACTAACGTCGGCATAGGGACTACCGCGCCTATCTACGCATTGGACGTGGTTTCAGCTAATGGTATAGGAATTGGCACTACCTCAAGCGGACAGAGCTTGGTTGTGTCAAGCACGGGCAACGTCGGCATCGGCACGACGGGGCCTCCATATTTATTATCAGTAGGGACAGAGACTTTTACTTCAAGTGCAGGTCAAGCATCACCAACACCAAGATTGATAATGGATAATGTTTATGACAATTCTGGTGCTCCATCTGTGAATAAGTGGGCTTTCTACAATCTTGCAAATACTTGGGTTGCTGGTATTGGAATGAGTGATAATGATTTTGACTTATTTACTGGTGCGATAAATGGGGCATTCAGATTTCACACAGGAACAACAAATATAGATGGCACAGGGGCTACGGAAAGGATGGTTATTCAACAAAACGGCAACGTCGGCATCGGCACGACGGGGCCAGTACAGCTTTTGCAAGTTGGAACAACTCTGTATGTAGATAATGCTAATGGGAGAGTGGGGATTGGAGTGGCATCACCTTGGGGCGGTTTAGATA